GCAACAGCACATCCAAGAGGCGATGACTGAAGCAGTTACCGTCCTTAAAAAGAATGACGTTGATGAGGCTTACAAACTTCTTAGCGCCGGTCTACAGAAAGCATCGGTAGCAGTTGCTCGGTTGCGTGACGTTGACCTAATCACTTCATGGGAAGCACGTCTTGCCAACTATGAAGAAATGCGTAACACACCTAATGCTCTTCGTGGAATGCCAACAGGTTTCTACGGGTTGGACAGGATTACTGCTGGGCTACGCCCACAACAACTTGTTACCTTCGTTGGTGAAGCCAAAAAAGGTAAGTCAATGATTACGCTTATCATGGCTAACGCTGCTCACAACCACGGCATCAGCCCTCTTTACGTTTCTTTTGAAATGAGTATTGATGAGCAAGCCGCTCGTTACGACTCTTTGATTTCAGGTGTAGCCCATAAAAACATCATGCATGGCAACCTGTCATCAGCAGAGATGCAACGTGTAGAGAAAGCATTGAAGTCTCGTCGTAACATGCACGAGTTTTATATGACGGAAGATACTTCGTCACTAACAACTGTAAGTGCGCTTGCTGGCAAAGTACAGCAACACCGCCCGGGACTTCTAATTGTTGACGGTGTTTACCTTATGGACGATGAGAACGGTGAGCCAAAGGGAAGCCCCCAAGCGCTTACCAACATCACACGTTCACTGAAGAGAATGGCGCAGAGATTCCAAATACCAATCATATGCACGACACAAGTTCTTGCTTGGAAGTTGGGGAATAAGAAATCACGTCAGGTAACATCTGATTCAATTGGGTACTCATCATCTTTCGTACAAGACTCCGATCTTGTACTAGGTGTTGAATCAGACCCTGACATAGATAACCAATCAATCATCCGAGTTATTTTGGCTCGCTCTGCTCCTAAAGGTGAAGTGCGAATCAAGTGGGACTGGGAACACATGGACTTTACTGAGATAGATGAGGATACAGAAGCAAATGACGACAGCGGAAGCGACAACTGGTATTACTAGCATCACCGATGTGCTTGCCAACCTTGGCATAGAACTCACAAGAAGTGGTGGAGCAGAGATTGTAGGGCGATGCCCTGTACACATTAAGCGTGTTGGTAAAGCCGACAACTCTCCATCATGGTCAATGAACGCAGAGACAGGTCTTTGGATTTGTTTCTCATGCGGTGCTAAAGGCACACTCTCATCTTTGATTGCGGAACTCACTGGCAGTTTTGAAGACACCATGACGGCGCACCGTTTATTGATGGAGTCGGGCATGCGTCAGTTGACTTCACCTGAACGTGTTGAGTACAAGCCTGACGTTGACTGGTTGGCATACAACAAGTTTGAGAATGTCCCTGCAAAGGTTTCCGCTCGTCGCAACTTAGACCCCGACATTGTGCGGTCATATGGCGTGAAGTGGAACAATGAAAAGAAAGCCCTTGTTATTCCTATCGTGTCTGCCGAAGGAGAACTCCTTGGTTGGCAAGAGAAAGGAAACGGGTGGTTTAACAACGTCCCCACCGGAGTTAAAAAGAGCGTGACGTTGTTCGGCATTGAGCGCTTCTACGCAAAGACCGCTGTGCTTGTGGAGTCCCCGCTAGACGTTGTGCGCTTTGCGTCATCCTTCAGTGGCATGCAGGCTCTTGCTACCTTTGGAGCGTTTGTAAGCAAAGAGCAACTTCGTTTAATTCCGGAGGTTGCAGACCGTGTGATTATTGCGATGGACAACGACAAGGCCGGTATCTCTTCAGCAAAGGTGTTGCTAAAACAAATGCCTCGCTTGAAGGGTGGAATGTTTTGGCTGGACTACAGCAAAGCCCCCGATGCTAAAGACATCGGTGAGATGACTGACGAACAGATATACGACTCAGTAGTTGGTGCTTCAATCATTCCTTGGTGGTTGCAGTGACTTTTGTAGGCACTCTGTACCCTTTTCAAGAGGACGCTAAAGATCGCATGGTTGACCGTGGGCAGATGCTTCTTGCCATGGTCATGGGTGCGGGCAAGACACCTACGACATTGTCTGCGATAGAAGAGTTACTTGACACAAAAGAAATAGATCGTGTGTTTGTAATTGTTCCGTCTTCCCTCAAATACCAGTGGATGCGTGAAATTAAAAAGTTTACGACGTCTCGTGTTGTTGTTATTGACGGCACTCCAAAAGAACGTGCAACCTTGTGGCGCACTTCTCTCAATTGCCACTACACCATCATTAACCCTGAACTGCTTACTAAAGACGAGGCGTACTTCTTAAAAATTGGGTACGACGCAATGGTCATAGATGAAGCAACCATTATTAAATCTCCGTCGGCTAAGCGATCTCGTTTAATTAAACGCTTAAGTCGTAAATGCCATTACCGTTTTGCATTAACAGGACAACCGATAGAGAATAAGCCTGAAGAGTTGTTTTCCATCATGCAGTTTGTAGACCCTACTGTCCTTGGTAAATTTGACGTTTTTGATCGCACCTTTATTGTGCGTGACCACTTTGGTAAACCAAAGCATTACCGCAACCTCAAGCAACTCAATGACAGTCTTGGGGAATCAATGGTGCGTAAGACAAGAGAAGATATTGCAGACCAATTGCCTAAAGTCATTAGTCAAGTAATCCCTGTGCCTTTTGACAAGGCAGGCGCATCGGCGTACAAGGTTATTGCTAGAGACCTTTTGCAAGAGATTCAAAAAGCGATCTCGCAACACGGTCGTGGGTTTGACCTATGGTCTCACTACAACGGTAAAGACGGCAACGAGGCGCAAGGGCAGATCATGGCTCGCCTTACGGTGCTCCGTATGTTGTGTGACAACGCTGAGTTGGTACGAGCATCTGCATCGCTGTACAACGACCCTGCTTCCAACGAAGGCAGTGCGTACGCTGACAAAGTTATTAAAGGTGGCATCCTTCCGACCAATGCGTCTTCCCCAAAATTAGATGCTGTAATTGAATACATTAAGGACGTTTTAAATGAAGACCCAAATAACAAAGTGGTTTTATTTTCGTTCTTTAAAAAGAACCTACGGCTTATCAAGGACGCAACTGCACGTATTGCGGACAGCGTCCTCTTCATGGGTGGAATGGGTGCAGAAGAACGAGACACCGCTAAACAACGATTCCAGTCAGACCCAAATTGTCGTATCTTTTTATCTTCCGACGCCGGAGGGTATGGAGTTGACTTGCCCCAAGCCAACTATCTCATTTCTTTTGACCTCCCGTGGTCTGCCGGTAAATTGGATCAACGAGAAGCACGAATAATCAGGTTGTCATCTGTACACCCCCACGTTACTATTACCTCATTCGTAATGAAAGGTTCCATAGAGGAACGTCAGTACGAAATGCTTCAGCAAAAAAGAAAAATTAACGAAGCCTTTATTGACAAAGGGTACGACACACAAGGTAACTTCCAACTGAGCCTCGGATCTCTTTCCGAGTTTCTAACAAACACAGAGGTATGAGATGACAACACCACGAGTAATCAAACGACAAGACCAACCAGCACAAGACCCTGCGTACATCAAAAGGCTCGCTGAAGAATTCAAAAAGTCTAAAGAAGGTATTGAAGCGCTGACTAAGCGCCAAGATGCAATGAAGAAAGAACTGTCTGCATACATTGATACCAACGGCGTCGTTGACGACAAAGGTCACCGCTGGGTAGAGATTGAAGGCATGCAACTAAAGCGTGAGCGCCGTGTCTCTCGTTCATTTAACACTTCTGCTGCTAAAGAGTGGGCAGAAGCAAATGGATTTTGGGAAGACGTTAAAGAGGTTGTAGAAGTCTTAAGTGAAGGTAAGATGCTTGCGCTTGCATGGGAGCACAAAGAGTTGGCTCCCGTTGTGCAAGGCTTTTACGAAGAGAAAGAATCATGGGCATTTAAGGTATGAAAGACCCACTGGAACTGTTTGGCGATTTGCCCGACTTTCCGGGTACCCGCCCGCCCAAAAACCGACCTAATCAAAAGTCGGTATATGTTGAAGCCAGCGACCGTTACAACGGTGCAAAGGCAAAGACCTACACCATCAATGGTGAGAAGAAAACTTTCTTCACTGTTGGTGGTTTAGCAAAAGCACTTCTGCGGAAGCCAGTTACGATACGCATGTGGGAATCCAATGGTTGGATACCTAAAGCGATGTATCGTACGCCTGCTCCCAACGGAGTGCACTTTGGAGAAAAACCTGCAAAAGGACGTAGGCTTTACAGCCTTGAGCAGGTAGATTTCCTGATTGACGCTGTTGAACGCTTTTGCATAGACAGTAAAGAACCCCAATGGGTTCAGTTTAAAGAACACATCAAAACCAATTACCCAAGATAAGAAAGAAGCAAAGACCATGACGTTTGACGACTTTGAAGACGACGAACAAGAATTCCAAAAGCCAGTAGCACGCAAAATTACGAAGGAAGATGAAGATCTTCCAACGCTTCGCAAGCGTGCCACACCAACTCCCCAGTCCAGCGACGACGACGACGAAGACGACTTGCCACCTGCGAAAGTTCGTAAAGTTGTACGTTCAGGTTGGGCAGGCGTAGAGCAGACAAAGGTATCTGACTCTGCATACGCTTCACGTCTGACTGTGACTGACGATCCACAGATCATCAAGTTCATTGAAGATGCTCCATTCGCCTCATGGCGTCAGCATTGGATTGAGCGCACTGGACAGAAGTCATTTGTTTGCCTTGGAGAAGATTGCCCACTGTGCAATGCAGGCAACAAACCTTCTAGTCGGTTTGCTTTCAACATTGCCCTTCTTTCCGAAGGTGAAGAACCAGTGCTCAAGTCATTTGAGATTGGTCCACGAGTCATTGACCAGTTGAAGAACTTCAACAACAATGAGCGCACAGGCCCCCTCGGCAAGCACTACTGGGCAGTGTCCAAAACAGGTAAAGGTACAACTACCGTCACCAACTTGCAGTTGGTACGTGAACGTGACCTTGAAGAGTACGGACTCTCTTATATCAGCGATGAAACTTTTGCTTCATTGTTGAGCGAGAAGTACACAAACGAGATCATCGCAATTCCAAAGCGCAAAGATCTTGTACGTATTGCTGATGAAGAACTAGATTAAAACTAGTTGTGACTGAACCAATTACGCATGACATGGGGCGCTCTGCGCCCCATGTTGTGTCTTCTATAGAAGAAATTAAAGAACTCATTGCAGTTATTCAACAAGAGGGTTGTTTTGTATTTGACGTTGAAACACGAGGGATACTTGACCGTCACCCTGACTTGCTTGAACACATTGAGGCTGACTGGAAACATCACGTTTCCAAATTAAAGAACCCCTCACCTGACATCGTTCAGCGTGCACGGGAAAACATTGAGTCTAAATACAGGAGCATGCTTGCACTTGACCCACTTCGTAATGAAGTGTTTTGGATCGGTCTTGCAACACGAGGACACTCATGGGCAATCCCAATGGGACACAACCTCGGCTACCTCCTAGAGCCTGAAGAGATCGGTGACGGCACCACAGTGCCTCCTGATGGCTACCGTAAGGTTTTGAAGAGTGGACAGGAGTCCACTGCTAAGGCTCGCTATCACAAGCCAGCCGTGTACAGCCCTGCGCCTCCGCAGTTGTCACGCTCAGTTGTGTTTGAAGCGCTTAAGCCTTTGTTCTTTAGCAACCTATTAAAGATTGGGCACAACGTAAAGTTTGACGCTCGTTCTATCTCTAAGTACTACGAGAAGATCCCGCCCGGTCCTTATGCGGACACCATGATTCTTCAGCACAGCCTGAACGAGAACATGATGTCGTACTCGTTAGAGAACCTCATTACCGCCAACTATGACAAGCACAGCGCTTACGCCCGTGAAGGGAAGTTGGGAAAGATTATTGACATTGTTCCATTTGATTCAGCAACACGTTACGTGCACCTTGACGTGCGTTGGACATGGATGTTGTACAACCGCCTTTGGAATCAAATAAAGAATCAAGAAGACTTGATCCGTGTGTTCCAGCAGGACAGTCAGGTGCTCAGTGTTCTCATGCAGATGGAGAACAACGGCATCCCAGTTGACTCCCGCCAACTTAAGGTGTTGGGTAAAGAGTTGGACGCCAAGATGCGTGACACGTTGCTTGCGCTATCTGAGTACGCTCCCATTGGTTTCAACCCTGACTCCACCAAGCACAAGCAAGACTTTTTGTTTAATAAAAAGCGTGACGGTGGTTTGGGGCTTAAGCCTTTCAAGACCACCCTTAAAGGCTCCCCGTCTACTGACGCTGAGTCGTTAAAGCGATTAGCGCACCATCACCCAGCCATTCAACTTCTGTTGGATTGGTCTGAAACGCAGAAACTTAAATCAACTTATGTTGATGGGCTGTTGCCGAAACTTAACAAGGGACGTTTGCACCCGTCGTTTCACTTGCACCGCACAGCCACAGGTCGGTTGTCATCTAGTGACCCCAACCTTCAGAACATCCCACGAGACTCCAGTGTTCGCAGTCTTTTTATTCCGCCTCCGGGTTATTCCCTTATGGTGGCTGACTACGACCAAATTGAGTTGCGTGTAATGGCTATGTACTCACAAGACGAGCAGATGATGAACATCTTTACCAACGGCATTGACATTCATGCTGGTGCTGCTGCTCTGTTGTTTGACAAGGACGTAAACGACGTTACTTCTGAAGAACGTCAGATTGGGAAAGGCGCCAACTTCCTTACCGCTTACGGTGGTGGGTACATGAAACTGGCTCGCACTACAGGGCTGGAAGAGAAGAAAGCCAAGTACATGATTGACAAGTACTACGAGCAGTTCTCAGGTATCACCAAGTGGAAGCGTCAAGTTATCTCGCAAGGCAAAGCAAAGGGGTACGTGAAGACGATGGCAGGGCGCTATAGAAGGCTCCCTGACCTGCGCTCTTCTGATGACGAAAAGCGTTCTCGTGCAGAGCGCCAAGCCGTAAACGCTGTAGTTCAAGGAAGTGCCGCTGACATCTGTAAACGGGCTATGATCTCTGTAGCAGAAGATTTACAAGGAACGGACACCCACATGTTAGTACAGGTACACGACGAACTTGTAGCCGCTGTGCCTCAAGAAACCGCTTATGAACTGATTCCCAAGTTCATTGATGCAATGGGAGAAGGCAAGATCATCAGAGGTGTGCCTCTAAAGGTCTCCTGCGATGTCGCTGGCTCATGGTCGGAGGCAAAAGGCTGATGAACGCAATAGATAAACGAATGTTCTACCTTATGCTCTCTGCCCCTGAAGGGCAGTACTACGCACAGGAGATGGGGTTCCCCCCACCTTCTGAAGAGGTACAGGAGATTGAAAAAACTGATGTGATGACTCGCTGGGGCATCTTTGTGGCTACAGAGATTTACCAAGAGATTGTTGAAGGCTCTGACTGGTTTATCAGGTTTTTAAAACACTTTGATAAGTTGGGATCTAACTCAGATGAGTTGCGAGAAATCCTTACAGTTTTTGGAATTGCTATCACCAATAAGTTGATTGACTCCGATAAAGTCGTTATCATGTTAGAAGATTTCTTTTCCGACGACGACGAGGACAGTGAGGACTATGAGTGACTGGTGGTCAAAAAAACTGGCAGGCGAACGCCCAACGACACCTAAGCCTGCATTACCCCCAACTGAGGTCCCAATTAGGTTCCCGCAGTCCCAACAAGCCTCTCACCCTGCGTCAGGTCGTACAAGCCGTTCAGACAATAGCCCACCCCCCGAAAACTTCACTGAAGCACTTCAGCGAGGATTGACAAACGGCGGTGAAGCCGCTCGTAAAGAAGATAGATCATGTCCTGATTGCGGAAGTTCGTATGTATTCACACGAACAGGAAAAGGACAGGGAACGTCAGTCAATGGCGCTTCTCCCGCACCTCGTTGCTATGAGTGTGGTTGGAATGGTATGTATGACCAAGCCAGCCAAGGCTCATGGATTAGTTAAGGAACCATATGTCATCAACCCGTGAATCACTCGCATCTATTATTGCGTCCGTAAACAAGAAGTATGGTGACGGTGTCATCATCCAAGGCAACTGTGTAAAAGACGAACTCCCACGTATCACCACTGGCGTACTTGCGTATGACCTTATGCTTGGTGGTGGGTGGCCTATGAACCAATGGAGTGAAATCATTGGTGATGAGTCGTCAGGTAAAACTGCTCTTGCTTACAAGACCATTGCCGCTAATCAACTTAAAGATCCTAACTTTGTTGCGATGTGGGTAGCCGCTGAAGAGTATGTACCTGAGTACGCCCGTGCTATCGGTGTAGACCTAGAGCGTTTGTGGGTTGTTGAAGCAAACATCATGGAGCACGTTTACGATCTTGTCATCAAAGCGTTGGCTAATCGTGCAGTAGACATGATTGTCATTGACTCACTACCAGCGTTAGTACCTGACGATGAAGCAGAGAAACTCATGGAAGAGTTCACTGTTGGTTTAGGCGCTCGTCTTACTGGCAAGTTCCTTCGCAAGTCTTCTAAAGCACAGCGTCGTTCACTCATTGATGAAGACCGTGGATGCACAGGCATCATCATTAACCAGTGGCGTGAGAAAATTGGCGTTATGTGGGGAGACAACCGCACAACCCCCGGTGGTAAGGCTAAGAACTTTCATTACTTTGCTCGTGTTGAAGTAAAGCGTGACGAATGGTTGAAAGACAAAGATGAAACAGTCGGACAAACCATCAAGGCACGTACCATTAAGAACAAGACGTTCCCTCCTCAGAAGGTAGCGACTATTGACTTCTACTTCACACAGTCGCAAGGTTTTAGTTTTGGTGACTTTGACGTCATCAAAGACATGGTGAACATTGGTATTACGTATGACATCATCACCCGTGCCGGTGCGTTCTATTCTTACGGTTCACAAAAGTGGCAGGGTAAAGATGCAGTACTTGCCGCTTTTCGTGAAGACATCATGTTGCAAAAAGAAATTAAGCACGACGTCTACACCAAGTTAGGTATTCCCGAACCAGTATGAACCAACGCCAAATAATGAAGACTTCTAAAAAGCAAGAGGTCAGGACAGCCGACTTATACAAAGGCAGTCGCAATGCTGGCTCAGGTTCAGGATGGCTTCGTAAAAACGATGTACGTTCACATGAGTTTCTCCTAGAGAACAAGTTCACCGACAACAAGAAGAGTTACACCATCAAGTCCGCTGACTTAGTGGAGTTGCGTGAGCGAGCCATCTTGGAAGACCGTACACCTGTCCTACAGTTTGATCTCGGTGGGCGTCGTTACGTCATCATTCCTGAAGATGACTTCATCACAATGGCAGGCTTAGATGACTGACACACCGTGGTACCTACAAGAGTTTAAAAAGTCTTTAACAGCCACTGGCACATTGGTACCAGTTGTACATCAACTGCTCATTGAAAAGCGCCTCAAGTCAACACGAGACACAGAGCACCTGCACCCTTCAGAGATCTGTAAGAAGGACTGGTGCCCTCGCTCGTCTTGGTACACCATTAAAGGCTATGAGAAGAACGATGAGTCATTTACTTTTCAACGTCTCAACGTGTTTGAAGAAGGTCACCTCATCCACCGTAAATGGCAGGATTGGCTGACTGAAGCAGGCGTAATGGTTAAAGCCGAACTTCCGATATCAGACGATGACCACTTGCTGTTAGGTCACGCAGACGGGCATGTAAACATCAATGGTAAAGACATGCTCATTGAAATCAAGAGCCTAGGAGTCGGCACCTTTCGCTTTGAGAACTACGACCTGTATAAAGAATGCAATGGCAACGGCGATGAGATGTGGAAGAAACTTCGCACACCTTTTCCTTCGCACGTTCGTCAAGCGATGCTGTACATGCATGCCACAGGCATCCACGATTTAGTTTTTCTGTATGAGTGGAAAGCCACACAAGAAGTAAAAGAATTCACTGTTAAGTTCATGCCCGAACTTGTGGAACCTATCCTTAGCGCTTGTGTAATGGTAAAGAAGTGCGTAGCATCAGGTATTCCTCCCATGCGCCCAGCGTGGATAGAGGATGAAAAAAACAAAACATGCAAACAATGCCCCTACTCAAAAACATGCTGGAGAGATTATGGAACTAGAGACGAGACGAGTGATCAGTTCACGCCCGAAGTCAACGATGGAGAAGTTCAACGAGAACTTCAGCCTCCCCAACCGTCCGATAGTGGAGATGCCGGAGATTCCGGAGAACCTAGACGAGTTATCAGACGCTAGTTTGATGGAGGTCTACCGTGTTTTCATGGGGTGGATGTCTTTCGCAAAATCAGAACTAGTGCAGGCAGAGATCATTGAAGAGCGCTCTGCTAATGATCTCAAGGTTGTAGAAGCAGA